ACAGTTATATGATTTTTCTCTAGATAATGTTCCTAACGATCCTTGGTGTCATTCCGTTATCTATAATGGATTTGTTGGTGAACAAACCCCCCGTGGGCTAAACTTATTTTATCGTATTTTTGTTGATGCAAAGAATGGTAAGAATGAGTATGTGCCAGTAGAGATTACATGGGATATGATTCCAGGAAGAGATGCGGAATTTAAACGAATGACCATCGCGAATACGAGTGCTAAACAATTCGAGCAGGAGTTTGAGTCGCTTTCATCTTGTAGTATTGTTCGTATCATCGATCTAGAGGGGGTTGAGAGAGACATACAATTAGGAGAATTATACAATTTATTAAAAGAACAGAACATATTAGAGCAGAAGCAAGAGTGCATAGATATTGATTCAGAAATAGTACTTGACAAAGAATGATGTGGATGTTATGATTAATTTATTGAATTAAGATGTATAGATGGCTAATAAAATAACTTTAACGAAAAAAGAATTGCTTGATATTGCTAAAACTGTACATAGTGGTTCTGATATAGCTAAACAATTAGGATACAGTGTAACTGGTATTCATCTTCACATTAAACGATTGGGGATTAATAAAAAGGAACTAATATTTCTACAAAAACCTAAATTCAGCAGCATTAGTCGAGAACAGTTGATGGAAGCATTGGAAGAATGTAATTGGCATCAATCAGAAGCAGCTAAATTACTTAATAGTTCGCCATCTACAATAAATCGATTAATTGATAAATATAATATTGTGCGAGTAGTTCGTGCATATATTGAATTAGATATTAATTTTAATATTTTTGGTGTGCCAATTGTAAATAAATTAGGATTGAGTGATATATATTTGCAAGATATGATCGAAAAATTGGAAGGTAAGATAGATGTAATAGATGAAAATACTTGGTTGTGTAAGTATAGTACCACTAATGGCTATCCTAAAATCACTTTATGTAAAAATGGAAAACCATCATCTCATAAAATACATAGAATCATATATCAACTAACAAAGGTAGTATTAACTTCAGATATATGTTTATGTCATAAAGATGATAATAAATTAAATGTTCACCCAGATAATTTATTTGAAGGTTCCAGAATAGACAATAATAATGATAAAGCCGAGAAATTCCGAACTAATTCTGATTTAAGTGAAGAAGATATTCTCCATATTGTAGAATTGTATGATATACATAAATGGACACAAAAAGAAATTGGTGAGAAATTCCAAATCAGTCAAGTACAAGTAGGGAGAATATTGAGACGAGAATGCTTTAAACATGTGGAGCGTAAAATATTCCCAGGTGTTGTCATCAAATCTCGTACAATGGTTGGAAGTTCGCACAAGAATAGTAAAGTATCTGACGAACAAGTATTAGAAATAAGAAGATTATGGAGTGAAGGAGTAAGTAAAGGAGAATTATCTAGACGTTATAGTTTGGATAGAAAAACTGTTTCGGATATGGTAGAAAGACGTACTTGGAAACATATTTAATTAAGAACATGAAACCAACAAAAGAAGAAATAATTTTATTAGCAAAAACAAGTTGTAGTCGTACAGATATGGCTATGCAGTTAGGTATTACAGTACCAGAAATTTGTGATTTGATTAAAGAATATGGGATACTAAACAAACAACTTCATTATATGCCGAACCATAAAGTTCGTGAGTTGAGAGGAGTCGATCCTGCTAATAATTATTCACAAATTAAAAAAGTAGATCTGGTAGTTAATACAAAACCAGATGAAGTCTGGAAAGACTTACCAGAAGGTAAATTAGAAGAATTGTCTCAAAAAATATATGAAGACATTATGGTTACTGCGAATGGTGCGGAATTTACTGCATTATATCAAACTTGTGTGGGATATGTGAAGCTATGAATACTAAACTAAAATATTATTGTTTTCAATATCAGCTACCCTTATTATCTGGTGTAGTGATTGTTTATAAACAACCATATGAAACCATATTACAGACAGCCACTATACAATTAAGGAATCGATTGAGGATGCAATTGCCATTAGGTTACGATCACTTTTCATTAGTAGGTGAAGGATATATAGAAATCGATGATTGACAATAATTAATTTTAGTGATACGATAGTATTAAAATAAGGAAATTGAAACATGTCTGCACAGTATGTTAGCTGCAAACTTTTCGGAAATATTATATATTATATTGGGTATCAGGATGGGAAAAGGGTTCAATTCAAAGAACCAATTTCCCCATCTTTATATCTAAAATCAAATACTCCCACTGATTATAAAACTTTATCTGGCGAATTTGTATCACCAAAATCCTTCAATACCGTCAAAGAAGCAAAGGATTTTATTAAGGAGTACGAGTATGTAACTGATTTCAAAGTGTATGGTTATGAGAAATTTAACTATATATGGTTATCAGAAAAGTTTCCAGAAATTATTAAATTTAATAATGAACTGGTCAGGAAGTTCTATTTGGATATCGAAACTACCAGCGAATATGGATTTCCCAATGTAAACGATCCACAAGAGAGTATAATTTGTCTTACTTTATACGATTCATATACAAAGATATACAATGTGTATGGTATTGCAGATATAACTTTAGAAGAAGTAGATACGGTGTATCACCAATATAGCACTGAACCTGATATGCTGATTGGGTTTCTTAATTATTGGAAAGATAATTATCCAGATGTTCTTTCTAGTTGGAATGGTATAAAATTTGATATTCCCTATATAATTAATCGAATCAATCTAGTCTTGGGTGAATCATATAGCAAGAAGTTGTCACCTTGGGGTAGGATTCATACTAAAAAGGATTATGATTTTGGTAATGAATATACTGTGTATGAGATCGTAGGGGTATCTCACTTAGATTATATGCAGCTTTACAAAAAGTTTACATATAAGAATCAAGAAAGTTATTCATTGGATCATATTGCTAATGTGGAATTGGGGGCAGAAAAGTTAGATCATAGCGAGTATGGTAGTTGGATTTCATTCTACACTGAAAACATTTTCAAATTTACTTCTTATAATTTACAAGATGTACGATTACTCCGGCGATTAGAAGAAAAGATGGGTCTACTAGACTTAGCATTAGTAGTATCATATGATGCCAAAATTAATTTCTCTGATGTATATTCTCAAGTATGTTGCTGGGATAATATTATCTATAATTACCTCAAAGAAAGAAATATAGTAGTTCCTTCTAAAGCTTATAATACCAAAGATGACAAATTTGATGGTGCATTTGTCAAAGAACCTAACCCTGGTATGTATAGTTGGGTTGTGTCATTCGATTTGGCATCTCTGTATCCTCACATTATCCAACTGCTTAATATCTCCCCAGAGACTATACGAGGATTTGACCCACAAATAACAATAGAAAAGGTATTGAATGAAAGTTTAGACTTCTCTCGATACACCGATTATTGTATTTCTCCTTCTGGTACGTTGTATGATCGTACTAGTGAAGGTATGTTATCTCAACTAATGTCAAAGTACTATAGTGAACGAAAACATTATAAAAAATTACAAAAAGAAGCAGAAAAGGAATATCAAATTAATCCTACCGAGCAATTAGCGATAGATATATCTACCTACAATAACATACAGCTTGCCAAAAAAATTGCCATGAATAGTGCTTATGGTGTTCTAGGATCGCCATATTTCAGGTATTATAACTTAGCAAACGCTACTTCAATTACGCATACTGGACAAGTCGCTATTCGTTGCGCGAGTGACAGAATTAACATATTTATTTCTGAACTAGTAGGCAAGAGTAAAGACCGTATTATTGCTAACGATACAGATTCTATGTTTATTGATTTTAACGATTTAGTATTGGCTAAATGTGAAGGTATGAATAATGAGCAAATAGTTGATTATTTGGACGAATATTGTCAAGCTATTATCAGTCCAAAGATATCAGAAATATATGACGAACTGGGAGAATATTTGCATGTGTATAAGCAGTGTCTTACGATGGTTCGGGACACGATTTCTAGTAAATTCTTGATTACTGGTAAAAAACGATACATATCTAATGTTTATGATGCAGAAGGGGTGCGCTACAAAGAACCAAAATTAAAGGTAGTTGGATTAGAAGTAGTACGTTCGTCTACTCCTAAGTGTTTTCGAGATAAGTTGAACTCTGCATATTCTGTTATCATCAATTCTAATAATTCAGAATTGATTGAATATGTAGATCGGGTACGGTCTGATAGCAAAAAGCTAACTTCTGCCGAAATTGGTGTTGCGCGTGGAGTGTCTGATGTGAACAAGTATACGGATCCGTATAGTAATGGATACATAAAAGGGACACCTATTGGTGCAAGGTCTGCAATTGTATATAATGGATATATTCTTGTTAATAATTTGGAAAAAAAATATCAATTAATCAAAAATGGTGATAAAATTAAAACGGTATATCTAAAGATGCCCAATCCCATCCACGAGAATATTATTGCCTTTTTTGGCAGCATACCGCCAGAAATGGGGTTAGAGCAGTATGTGGATCACGACTTAATGCTAGAGAAATGTTTCTTAACTCCCCTAGAGGGCGTTCTAAATGTTGTAGGATGGGAATTAACTGAATCCAATACACTAGAAGATTTGCTGTTCTAGTGTATTGGTTATCCGCCAAATGGCGGATAACCATTTTATGGAGATGGTGTCATAATATATAAGTAGCGAAAGATTAATTGTCAAGAACCACGGGGTTAACCCCGTGGCTTGGGTATAACAATATATCTAACTCAAGTCTTGTCTAGATCATTTGTGGTCTGACCACATCTACAATACATATCCTGGCACATACGTTCAGATATTTTCCTAGGCTGTACCTCTATAAATCTAATTGTTTAGATTCTATTAAATAGGACATCTTGGATATGTTGGTCTAAGGAACTTGTAACTTTATTAGTAAGTACGGGTCATTCAAATATTAATAACAATGAACTATAAAAGTTTGTCCGCAGTCTATCGAGAATATTTTAAATTTCGAGAAATGTCTAAATATAACCTCATTCGTTATATACCCACTGGTGATTTTCCAATGTTTGATTATGATAGTGGATTACTATCGATCAAATTACGTCAGTCTATAAAATATGTAAAAAATATTAAACAAAATGGTGCGGCAGTTAATGTGACTATTAATAACATTGATGATGGTGATTGGTCAGCAGAAACTGTATTAATATCAGACGATGCAGATTTTGATTTTATATTCAACAAAGTTGAATACTACCTTAATAATTTATCAAAATTGCCAACTGTTTCCGAATTTTTATTAGAGTTATCAATTGCTGGAGAAACTATGTTCACATCACTACATAAACTATAATGGACACCAAATTAAAAACACTGATTTTTAGTATAAAAAACGATAAGCAAATGATTTGTAAACTAGTATCGCGCCGCAGGTATTTAATTAATAATGGGTTAACCGCAGAAGATGCAGCTAGACAAACTTTGGAAGAATATAATTATTAAATTTAATAACTCCCTGTTAATAATGGGGAGTTTTTTTATAAATATTAATACCAATATTTGGGGTTACAATGGCTAAATCACCGTACTTTAGAAATTCTTCGGAAAATGAGCAGAGATTATATGAAAACATCATCACTGAATCCATCTATATCATGGGTGAGGACATTCTATATCTTCCTCGCACAATTGTCAATTTTGATACTTTATTTGGTGAGGATATTCTGTCCAAATACACGGAATCTTTTTTATTAGAAGCATATATGGACAATCAAAACTCTGGGTTTGGGAATCAAGCTAACATTTTTGGTAAGTTTGGGATAGAAGTTAAGGATGAAGCAATATACACCATCTCTAAAACTAAGTTTGAGCAAGTGGTATTGGACAACAATCTTTCATCACTAACCAGACCATTGGAAGGGGATCTTATATATTCTATCGTTTCTAGAGAACTGTTTCAAATAAAGTTTGTTGAAGAAGAGAACCCCTATAGACAGTTCGGTAAGATACAAACGTACAAATTAAGTTGTGAAGCTTACAAATATAGCAATCAACGTATTAATACTGACATTGTGGAACGAGAAGCAAACGGGTTTAGCACTGCACTTACTATCACATTAGATGCTGGAGTTGGTGATTTTATTATTGGCGAAGCGGCAAATAATGGAACTGTTAATGGTAAGGTAGTTGACTGGAATATAGTCACTAGAGAATTGAAATTAATTGATATGAATGGTGCGGTGAATGAGATTTTACCTATAATTAGTGGTTCTACTGTCTGGAGTATTGCCAAATTTAAGACCACTGATGATACTAATATTTTGATGGATATAAATGATTTACTAGAGAAGAAGGCAGATACTATTGTAGATCAGAGCGAAGTCAATGCTTTAGGCAAAATCGTGACAAGTAATTTTATGAATAACTTTTAATTTTTTGTGTTATAATGATTATATACTTTATATTAGCAAATTATGATTCATTTCTGTAAAATATTAAATCTTTGGCAGTTCGATCAACCTAATCATAATGTATATAAAAAAATGCTAATAAAAAGATAGTTTATCGGAGATTTGGGTAAAAACCCCTTACGGGGTAATTAGATAGCAATTGTTCTGAGAAACGCAGAGGAATCCCTGAGCGAAGCGATGCTTTAGCACAGGGAGGTATGTCAAAATCAATTAATTGAAGCACATCTAGAGAATCAAGCAACATGGGGTAAACCTATTCTGCTCTGAGAGAGGTCTAGGATGCCCCACAACGCACCATAACTCTAAATATGAATACAAGTATCAAAATATAAAAATGTTAGGAAATAGATGGTTTTATAACGAATCAATTAAACGAATTATTATAGCATTCGGCACTCTATTCTCGAACATTGAATTACGAAGATATGACAAGACCAACACATTGATCCAAACTATCAAAGTCCCGATCCACTACTCGAACAGAGACCGCCTTCTAGCGAGGGCACTAGAAGTACCAGATCTGGAAGATACTACTTTGATTGGAATGAAGTATCCTCAGATCGTTTTTGAGATGATCTCGCTCCAATACGATCCAGAACGAAAACTGAATACCTTAAACAAACTCTACAATTGCAGTATTGATGGGAAGTCCTCAACTTTAGTACCAGTGCCCTACAATTTAGATTTTGAAGTCAATATACTCACTATTTCTAATGATGATGTTCTACAAATAGTCGAACAAATATTACCATACTTTACTCCCACATTCACTATAAATATAGTCAGTACGGCAGGATTCCCAAGTACAGAAGTACCAATCACCCTGAATAATATTAATTATAGTGATAGTTATGCGGGGAATTATATGGATTCCACTAGAGAAATTATATATACATTAAGATTTACGGCTAGTGGTAATATATTTGGAGCAATTACTGATAACAGTAATAAGTTGATTAAACATGTAACCGTAAATATAAATACAGTCAATAATAGTGTCGTGCCTGCATCTACATTAGTAGTAACGCCAGTAGCTAAGACCGATCTGAATAATGATGGGGCAATAAATCAATTAGATAATAATTTATTAACTGCTACTAGTGATTTTGGATTCGCATTGGCAATAAATTAGCTGAACTAAATATAAATATTAAATTTAATAATTTTATGCCAATATTAATTTCTGATGATACTAGAGTTAGAGTTTATAATTCGGTAAATACTATACATTATATCGAATTTACATTTATTAGAACTGGTAGTACAGACAATCCATTGACTATTTTTTATAGATTTACTGATAGTAATAATGTTGGTGCGATTTCTGCCAAAATTCCCATCGTCATCCCCGCCGGATCTAATACTACTACATTAACTATTAATCCTCGCACAACTAATCTTACTCAATTGTATGAGGCTATTTCTTTAACATTAGTGGATAGTGCTGATTATGCTGTAGATACTATTACCCCAATTATAGTAAATATAATTAAAGATGTCGGGGTCAGTGTATCTGCCACTATTTCTACTGCTGATGAAAATAGTGCTACCAATCTAGTATATACATTTACTAGAACTGGGTATAACAATTATGACTTGGTGGTAAATTATATATTAAGCGGTTCTTGTACTAATGGTTTTGATTATGCGTTATTACCTGATAATATTATAATACCTGCGGGATCTGATACTGCCACCCTGATAATCGATCCTACTTCTGATAATATTGTAGAATTTACAGAAACGATTTCTGTAGAATTACTTGATGATACAGAATATATTAAAAATACTGTTAATCCAGTTGTTGTAAATATTATTAATTTTGAGTTGGTAAGTAATATTCAGGTTAGTGTTACTGCATCTACGGCAACTATTGTTGAAAATGAAGTATTAAATGCTACATATACATTCACAAGAAGTGGTTCCACTGCTAATCCTCTAACTATTAATTACACATTAGGTGGTACTGCGGTTAATGGTGTTGATTATGAATTAATTAGTACCTCAGCTATATTTGCTACCAATTCTTCTACCACCACACTAGTAATCAATCCTATTGTTGATAATGTTGAAGAGGAAACAGAAACAATATCATTAAATTTAATAAATGGTAGCGGATATATTTCTATTAGTATTAATCCGGTAATTATTAATTTATTAAGTAATACTATTCCCGTTGATGTTAGTTTATTTGCGACTAATACTAATATCACTGAAGATGGAAACACCAATTCCGTATATACATTTACAAGAAATGGCGATATTACTAATCCATTGACGGTTAATTATATATTGGGTGGTACTGCTACCACTAGTGCAGATTATGTTGCGGTAGGTAATTCTATTATTTTTGGTGCCAATTCTGCTACTTCTACTTTGGTAATCGTTCCTATTGTGGATGCAGACAGCGAAGCAACGGAAACCGTTTCTATTACATTAGTCGATGGTAGTGGATATGTGTCTATTACTCCCGATCCGGTAAGTATTAATATTTTAGATAGTACTACTGCACTTCCTGAAATCACCACTGTTGCTAGTACTACGAGCATTGTTGAAAATGAAGTAGTAAATGCTACATATACATTCACAAGAAGTGGTTCCACTACTAATCCTTTAACTATTAATTACACATTAGGTGGTACTGCTACTGATGGGGTTGATTATACAGTAATTAATTCTTCTGTCATAATTGCTGCTGGTTCTGCCACTGCTGAATTAATAATTGATCCTACTATTGATAACGTAGCAGAACCAACTGAAAATATTCAATTAACTGTGCTAGGCAGTAGCGAATATACCGTTATTACTCCTAATCCCGTTACTATTAATCTTAACGATTCTCTTGCTGGTGTGATTATGAATGCAGCTAATTTTCCTGTTGTTGTGGAAAATGATGACTTCATTGGGACGTTCACATTACAAAGAACTGGTTCCAATACTAATCCTCTAACTATTAATTACACATTAGGTGGTACTGCGGTTAATGGTGTTGATTATGAATTACTGGATAATACCGTCACATTTACTCGTGGTTCTGAATATGCCTTTATAACTATACGTCCTATTCTTGATGCGCTTAATGATGGTTCTGAGACAGTTACTATTACATTAGTTGCTGGAGGTGGATACGAAATACTTACACCAGACATATTTATTATGACTATTATTGATCCTACTGATGTTAGTGTGGTTGCTAATGCTAATAACACTGGATTTACTTTTACGAGGACTGATGGTAATACTAGTATTATGAGCGTTAATTATATATTAGGTGGTATTGCGGTTAATGGTATTGATTATGAATTAGTTGACACAGTTATTACATTTGATAATAATAATATTCTTACCACAGAATTAATAATTACTCCTATTACTGGTGCTTTTGTAGAAGGTAATAAGACGGTTACTCTTACTTTGGTTTCTGGTAATAATTATTTAATAGCTACTCCTGACCCAGTGAGTATCAGTATAATTGATGTATGAGGCATATCATTGGTGAGAAATGCTGCAAAGCAGCTGTCACCAATGATATATCCAAAATGATTTTAATTAGCATATTTGAATAATTTGATACTACTACCGCGGTCGCGGTAGTGATTGGAATCACAGTCGGCAGAACATGGAAACATGTAACAATTTGATATAAATATAGTCAGATTCAAAAAAAAATAAAATGTCAATATTTGATAAACTTACAGAATCATTGGACATAGAAAATGTGTCTATTACCCCAGTAGAGGTTGTAGATGCCGAACCTATTACTACTACTATTGGTGACACATCTATAAATACTAATCTAGATGTAGATTATGTTCGTACCAGAAGCAATTTACATGCTCTTTCAGAAAAACTAAACGGATTGATCGACAATGCAATAGATGTCGCCCAAGCATCAGAAACTCCCCGCGCATATGAAGTCGCTGGTGGGTTGGTGAGAGAGGCGGTTGAACTGAATTTATCTTTGATCAAATTGGCGAATGAAGTCAAAAAGGTCAAAGGATTGAATGGCGGCAATACTAACAATACTACTAATAATAGTATTTTCGTTGGAAGTACGGCGCAGTTATTAAAATTTATAAATAAGAAATCTGATATATAAAAATATTTATGTTATAATAGTAATGTTGTCATTACTATTATTTTTTATGGACAAACGACTTATTAACAAACAATATTGGACAAAATTGGAATAATATCGCTAATCACTACCGTATCGATTGGCGTTACCACATCTATCACTACTGGATCGACTACTTCTTCCTCTATGGAAATATCATCAATGATTACAATATCATCAACAGACACCACTGGGGGCAATACTACTGGCACTAATATACCCCCAGTATTATCTATGTCTAGCGTATCTGGTATAGTCACAATAGTTAGATCGTTAGTATCCACATTTAGATCAAATTCGCCAGTTTTAGGATCTATCGTACCTACATTGGAATCCATATTCCAAGAATATACATCCCCATCCGATGTATACTTCTGCTTCTCTACTATTCCACTATCTCCTACAGACACAATTCTATAGTTTGTCCCATTCTGATTATAGGATTTACTCATCAGGGAAAATAATTTGCAGTTATCTGATTTAATCTTGTTGCCAATATTTCCCTTATAATTACCATTATTACTACTCAACTCATCCACTAGCACTAGTTTAATTTTTGCCGATAGGATGGATTTGTCCAAATTATAAATGATTGATTCTAACCTATTACCATAAAAACCATTAGCAAAGTCTTCTGTGGCGACGTAATCGTTTATTGCAGTACTAATTTTTTCTATTAGTTTATCGATATAAGTAGGCAATTTCTTCAGATCATATTTGATATAAGATCGGATCTTCAATTTGGTATACTTTGCGTCCTCTATGATGATTATATTTGTTAAGTTGTATCGCTTCAAAAATTGTAATATATTGTTTTTCTGTACTTGATTCAGCTTATTTCCATCTTTATTTTGTATAATTAGCTTCACATGACCGTATCTTGGTGGTACTAATGTTTCTCCACCAATGACCATCACTGAGTTGATAAAAGGGAAATGTTCTATCAACAACGCTTGATAGTCACTAGCTACTACTGCTCTATCCTGTGCAGTATACAAATTTCTAGCATTAAATTTGATCTGTTTAAGCGGCTGGCTATCTGTCCCACCACTACTAACAGCAATTGTTCCTACTGTAATATCTCCTAATGGTACTATTATACCAATTGCATTGTTGTCAAAGTAGTATTTGATGTTTCCTACAAATGTACCTTGATTAATATTATTACCATTAGAACCATTATTAGTGAGGTATGATACTGTTACCGTATCACCAATATTCGGAGATTTTCCCAAAATATTACCACCAAATTGAATTTCTATGTTTTGATCTTGTATTAAAGAGACATAGAATGTTGTATCTGTAGCGTTATTTCGGTCAAATTTAGTATAATTTATCCCATTTGATGTAACTCGAATTGTGTTGATGTCGATTTTGTCATTGAACAGAATGATTCGATCTGCATCTTCTTCACCATAAATGTAAGAATTTGTTAGCAATACACCTTCACTTAGCGTTAATGTAGTTGTTACATTACCATTTGTTGCTGGCAAGATCTTTCTATCTACATTATTGAATGTGTAACCAATGTTGTCTGTAGATTTAGTGCCGACAAACATTATTCCTGATGGAATCTCTACAAATTTTGCACCAGCGGGAACGGTGAACGTGAGTGGCAAATCTAGAAGTGCTGAAGAATAGTTGTTAGGTGTGTATCCGAGTTCATTCGCTTTAGCTGTGACATTATCTCGTAATGTTGCAGTTTCTAACGATAATTCATTTAATGCTAAGTTGAGTTGAAACTGACTTAGAAATGTATTATACGCAAGCAAATTTATCAGTTGAGTGATATTTGAACCATTATAGTCATAATCACTAAATGTAGTGTTATCTTTCAAAAATAGCTTTAGATCTGTTTTAATGCTTTCGTAGTCGAGATTAGTCAACGGGGAGATCTTCATTCTATTAAATTTAATAATTCTATAGATATTTATGATTGCGATACATCAATATCTGTGTTATGATGATTATATACTTTATTATATTAAAATGATTTACTACGACACAACGCTGGATTTATGGCAGTTCAATCAACCTCATCATAATGTAGACAATGGTTACAATTTAATATATAATCAATTCTTTACTTATGACCAACTGTATGTACTCAATACTAATACTGGTATATTATATACTAATTCTATAGATCTTGATAAAGTAGATCTATTAAAACTATATAATTTTAATCCTAATAATACAGGTAGATTTCTAACATATAAAAATGGACAAACTGTAAAAATTCATGAATTAATAGTTGGATTGAAGACTAATAATAATTGGGTGATCAATCATATCGACGGAGATCCTAGTAATAACAAATTATCTAATTTAGAAGTAGTCACTCAATGGTTTAATATAGCATTAATGAAGAAGTCATCTGGACTCCCTATTGGTATAAAATGTGCTAATGGTGGTAGTAGTAGCTATAAAACACAAATTCGTATGCCAAGAGTAAATGGTGAGAGAATAAGTTTTGGTTCACAATCAATAAATTACCTTCAAAATATTCACTATCAGTTCGGCATCAAATCAGGTTTAGTATTGCCAGAACGATACCTCAAAGAAACTCCTAATTGGTTGCCAGATCATACTATCCAATTCTCACCAAAACATCAGATAAAACTAGACCAATTAATTGAAGCACATTTAGAAAATCAAGCATCTTGGGAACAACCTATTATGCTCCCAGAGGGGTCTAGAATGCCCTACACCGCATAGAAACTCTAAATATGACTATTAGTATCAAAACATAAAAATTATGCCAGACTTGGATTTATCATTCAGCCAAACTAATAGTCACGATATCACAATCTTAAATACAAAAGCAGCCGTAAAAGCATCAGTAAAAAATATTATACTCACCGAAAGAGGTAGTGCAATTTTCCAACCTTATTACGGTACATCACTATCAAAATATTTATTTGAAGTTGCAGACAACAATCTTGGGAACGAAATACTTGAAGAGATCAGAACCTCCTTGACGTTATGGGAGAATCGTGTTATTATAGAAAAAATAGAAGTTATTTTAGAAGATGATAATATTACATTATCTGTTTATCTAGAATACACTATTAAACAACTGGAAGAAACAGATTCATTCACTGTAAACTTAGTGAGAGATAGATAAACAGACATGACGCTCCAGAATAGTTACAAAAAAACTTTAACAATTAACCCACCCCTACCCATATTTTATACTGACGACACCACATTTGCCCATGTTTTCGTCATCCCATCAAATCAATTAACTCTTAATCTGTCCACGGCTAATAAAGCAGATACTCGAACAGAATCTACCCCAGAAAACGTAGATAACTATACATTAGATTTACAAGGCACTATTCAATTAGTTGCTACTGCTATATCTGTAATACCTAATCCTAATGCTACCATTTATTATGCAGATATGACTACTAATGCAGTCATATTTGACTACATTATAAACCCAAGGTCTAATAAAAACTTACTAAAATTGGGTGATACATTTAATAATGGAATTATTACAAAAGTGGTTAATTTGTTTGACAAATATTCATATTTTGAATATACTGGCACTGCTACTTTTACTGTCAATCAGGTTATCACAGTTAATGGAATTCAAGTCATAATATTAGCTGGAAAAGGAATATTAGATCGTGCTGGAGTAGTTGGTAAATATTCCACAGATTATAAAAATATATCGTATTATGCCAAATTTACACCAAATTTACCTACAAATTCAGATTCGGTGAGTAATTTTAGTAATTATGATCTAAAATTGCCAAATCCCTATACTGAACAAAATAATACCAAATATGTGGATAATTCGCAAATTGTCCCCATCTCCACCCCAAATAACAGATTATCTACTGCTAATAGTATATTATCTACTGCTAATAGTCACATCTCATCTATTGCAGATCTCAATGGTGCAACATTTGTCAAAAATGATAGTCCTGTAGATGGTATCAGTAATATAGATAATCCTATAGTAGTGACTTCTTGGCTGGATATCCCCATCAAAACTAATATTGTTGGTTTCGGCGTTAGTAACATTACCCCCAAAAATAACGATTTTACTTATGTTTCTCCTAGTTTTGGGGCAATAACTATTAAATTTAATAGGTTCTATTCACCAATTCCTATCACTAACCCTCCTGCTACTACTCTTAATTCTCGTGTCATTGATGGCTGGCTGTTACATACTTATAACTATACCACTACTGTCACTCCAAATATAGATCCACAAGTACCTGATGATATTACATATTCTGCACCTCCATCTATAAGATACAATAAAGATGCCAATAATTATGTCAATTTTGTAGGATATACTAATAACACTACCACTAATGTATTATTTGCTGGTAATGATGTAGTTTATGAAACTACTACTCATGTATTAGACTACGATATCGAACCATATGGTTCGTCTAATGTTACTAATTTGCGCGACATCCAAAATCAGATCGATATTTCTACAAAATACAGCTTTG